GCTACATTCATTTTTGCTTGCCCACGACTTACGAACTCGCCAGTGTCATCGAAATCGCATTGCAGTACCTCTTGTACCGTCAGCTCAACCCATGTGCGCTGTGCTAAACCATACGCCTTACCGCCTGCAAAAGCAGCGTTCAAGGCCACTTGGTAATCTTCAATCGTTTCCGGTAATCCAGTTGCTTTGATTTCCATGTCTTACTCCTTAATGCCGTGGGCGGCTTCGATGGCACGGACAACTGCTGTAAATGTTTCTGTTACGCCTTCATAACATTTTGGAACGCAAAGCTCAACCAATAAGGCTGTTATCTGCTCATCCGTCAGCGGCTTGCGCTGTGGTGGGGTGGTGGATAGCCAGTGCAATCCAACGCCAACAGAATAATCTTTTGACTGCATCTTTAGCGTCACGGTATCTTCTTCAAAATCAGCAGTCTCAATTACGCAAGGCCACGCCACAGGCTCCTGCTCTGGCTGTACTAAGGCTTTTTTGATTGCCAAAACTGTTTCATCAAAGTTTTTTTCCTTTACAAGAAAATCACCAAGTATTACTTTCAATGCTTCTGTTTGTGTTGTCATGTGTTCTTTTCCTTGAGTTTAGCTTCTGTACGCTTCATCAATTCCCAATCATCATCGGAGTCTGTGCTTTCCCAAAGTTCATGCGCTTCCTCATCCGTCAGCCCAACCCATGTGCGTTGTTGTGCCATGCACTCATCAAAGCCAGCACTTTTGCCGTCTTCATATCCGATTGAATATTCTTCTGTCATGTCTTACTCCTTAATGCCGTGGGCGGCTTTTTGTTTAGTCCATAGTGATGGTTGCGTTTGGATAGACAAAGAGCCAAATATTGGCAGGTTTATTCCTGCATGAAAGTTGAAACCTCGCCCTCTGTAGACGCGAATGAAGTACACGCCTGTTTGCCCCGCCTTGCGTGTCGAATAACTGATTGACCAGCGCCATGTGATGGAATTCGGGTTGTGCCATGACGCCACGATAAAGCTATTTATTGGCGTTCCGTTGGAGTGCATTCGTTTGAAAAAGGTCAGTCCCATGTCTTACTCCTCTACGCCCGTGTCGGGCTGAATGTTGTGGGCGGCTTCGATTGCTCGAAAGGCTGCATCAGCAAGTTCTGTTTCAGAGTACGCGCCAAGCACACACTCCTTTGCAAACACCAGCAAAGGGTTCTCGTTTGTCATCGGCTTGCGTTGTTGTGGTGCGTCATGTTCACGAAGTTCGGCATCAGCAAGTGCGTGGCTAGCAAAGTCACTGACAGAACACCCATTTGGCACTTCTTTTGCTGCAATGGTTGTCATGTCTCGAATCAGGCTTTCGTAGGCAGACGGTGGCACTGGCTTGCGTTGTTGTGGTGCAAAGCTATGGTCAAGGTCTACGCCTTGCAACTGGCAGCGATTAACGTGCTCTTCCCATTTTTTAGCAGCCATTCCAGCAAGTCTAAGAAGTTCAATCGCCTCGTTGTAGTCATCGCGTAGACGGTTATATCTAGCCTTCGCCACCATTTCGCTATGCTCTTGCTTGGCTAGTGCTTCTTCTAGGGCTTTGTAGGCTATCAATGTTTTGTTAAGCATTGACTGATTTGGCATCCCTGCATCAATCATGTAATAGTGGTTTTCTTTCAACGACTCAAGCGCCAGCTTTATTGCTTCTTGGTTTGTCATTACATGGGACTTTCTGGCAGTTGTGCGCGTTGCGCTTGTTGGTACGCTTTAATTTGTTTGGCCGTCCAAGGCACTGCGCCTGTTGCTGGTGGGAAAGGCCAATTCATTATTTTTCCCCCATTTGACCGCTTGGCTTGGTCATCAGTCCAGCACGAATTACCTGAATTTCCTCAAGTTTTTCAAGAAACAGTTTTGTTTTGCAACGAGCCTCCCACAATGGGCCACTTGGAGTTCCAGTCTGCTCAATAAACTTACGAGCCGAATCAATTGCTGTTTGAAGTTGTGTGTTGTTCATATCTTGTCCTATCTTGTGTAACCCTTGATTGGGTTGAGATAACTATACCATAGTTATTGCCAATCTGGTTCTTTGATGTCGATTCCGTTGGTTGCAGACCACATCAGCAGCCACTCGATAAATTCAGCGCCCTCGGCTTTGCTGAACTTTCGACTTTGGATGCCGAGTTGAATGACATCCCCTCCATCCAATGAAGCGACCAAATCTCCTCGGTTACGCCCTGAGTCTTTGGCCCATTGGTCGATGAGCAGTCGCTTCCATGCCTCAACGTCCCATTTCGCTCCTGCATGGCTTGCCTGCTTCGCAATCTGGCCAATGATGGCGTGGAATTTCTTGTTTTGGGGGTCGCTGCGATGCTCCTCAGTGACCTCCAATATGACTTTCTTGCCGCCATAGATTGATTCCTTGATGATGTTCCACACCGCCAACATAGTGGCGTGGGCTTGCTTTTCTTCATAGAGCTTGTATTTCATTACAGACACTCAATTAAATCAGACCAAAAATCAAATCCTTCTTTTGTGTTGTCCCACAACTCAAAGCTGTAAATCTCTCCCGACATTGAATTACCAGCAGTAACCCTTGCATGGAAGTCTGATTGATCGGCCATTGAAGCAGCAAGCAAGTCAGGCAATCCAATCACGCAAAGATGTTCGTAATATTCTTGTTTTGTCATGTCGTACTCCTTAAACGGAACCGTTCTCTTTGAGCAATGCCATACCGCAGTAGACGATTGCGCCCAACACTTCCGCATTGAATGCGTCACCTTCACGGGTGCTTGCGGCTTCCTCAAGTTTCTTTGCGGCTTGGCCTGTCAGAAATCCGCGACCGTGCATCTTTGAGTAATGAACCCAAGGCTGGTCAAGAAATGGCGTCACAGCGCCGCCGTGTCGCTCACCCTTACCAAACATTGCCTGCTCAATTGCGGCCATGAAGACAGGGGCCAATGGGTGCGCCAAGATTTCTTGTTGGCGTTTGTTTAGTTTTGTCATGTCATTCTCCTATTTCAACGATAAGTTTCTTTGATGATTTATCGCCGTATTGACGATAGATTTCGATTGGCTGGAAGAACTTGTCATTCACCATCAAGGCGTCTGCCAGTCCATCCAACGCACCTTTAGCTGCCGCTAGGCAGTTATCAGCATCACGCATCCGCTTGTCGGGCATGATGAATGTCAGCTTGAGGCGGATGTCTCCACCGTCATGCTTCCAATCTTTAATTTGGTGTTTGGCAAGCCATGTAGAACCTTCGCGGTAGTCACTACGGACTTGGTACAGCTTGGCCCAATGCGTTCCCTTTGCGCGGTTTGGGAATAGTTCGGCAGGAGGGAAGTCGAGTTCGATTCTCATTGCTCAACCATTTCAGAGCGAAGTGCTTGGACTTTATACAAAGCCTCAAGATGAGCTAACGCCAAAACTCTAGCTTTACCGCCCGTTGTTTGCTCTTGCAAACTAGAGTTACAAGCCTCAAAAGCCGCATCAATTGCTATTTGCAATTGTTCATTGGTCATCTTAAATTCAATCATTTCTTTGCTTTCTTCTGTTGTTCAGTCATGCGCCGCCTCAAATCCAAAGTAGCGAACTCGCCTCTGATTTTTTGCATTACCGTTAAGTGGTCTTGCCACCAATTTGCAGCTCCACTCGCACCAATCGTCCTCGCTTTTTCCTTGTATCGTTTTATCCACTCTCGGGCTTCGCAGTCCCTCATGTGTTCCAGCTCCGCTTGGGTTATTCCGCCTTTGTAGGTGCTTGGGCGCTCCAGTGGTGGCCCAAACAGTCTTGGGGCTTCTTTCTGTTTTTTCGTTGCCATCGGTCATACCTTCATCCCCTTTGTCAATTCAGCCATCTTTGCTTTGATGCTTGCTGGCATCGGCACAGCCAACTTTCGGTCGGCAGCAATCTTCTTGAGCGCAGCGTCTTGGTTTGGCGGCGGAGGTGTAGTCACATACGCTACATCCTTCGGATTCACACGAATCGCCTGCCCAATCATCCAGTCCGACTTGAAGCCAGTCCAACCGCGCTCACAGCAGGTCGCCAAAACTTGCTCCAAAGTCATCTTAGCTTTGACGGCTTCCCTTTGCAGTCCAGCTAACGCTGTGTTTGTCAGAACGGCCTTCTTTGATTTCCGCAAAGCAATAAAGTCCTGCCAAACAGATTCAGAAATGCCGTCAGGCATTGCAACGGCAGTTGCTTTCTTCTTTGTTTCTTGTTTTATGTTTCTTGTTTCTTGTTTATTGTTTGGTTGAACGTCCGTTGGAACGTCCGTTGAACGTCCGTTAGACCTACGTTCAGCGGATGCTTTACCAGCGCGTGACGCTTGTTCGATTTTGGAGTGGTAGTGAGCGATTTCCTTGTCTGCTCGACTGTTGACATACCCATCTTCTGTCATCTCAAAGAACTCATTGAGAACATCGCGAACGATTGGTGCGTCATCCCTCATGCCTATCTGTTTGGCAACAAGCGTTGCATCGCCGTTCAACGGGCGTTCATGGAGATAGTAGAGGTCAAGAATCCTGCGATATGCCAAGTCTTCCAGCAAATCAAGATGCCGAGTGTGACTGGCGTAATCGCCAATGTTGAATTGGTAGTAGTGCATACCCGCCTTTGTACGCCCCTTAGAAAAGAAACAATCGGCAGGAGAAGGGGGTAACTCTTTTCGGAGGGGGAGCAAATCCCCTCCTAGCCGCTGTTTCAAAAACTATATCACACTTCTTTGACGAAGATTCCGTCTGTACCCAAATAACCTTTGCGGTCTTTGATTTCGTTGTACGCAGCCTTCAAGCAATCAACCAAGTTGACATCCATCAGGGCGCATACGTTGATGAGGCAAACAACAGTGTCACCAACTGCATCAATGGCCTCATCCATGTTGTCGTCTTCCAACGCTTTGACCAACTCATTGATTTCTTCCACAGCCTTCACGGATTGCGCCAATGCTGTGCTGTTCGGAATAATCTTACGCGCTTCCGACCATTGCACAACCTTCATCTCAACTTCTGCGTAGCTCATTTCATGTCCTTTTCAATTAACTCAAGTGCGATTTGGTACAAGATGCGGTAATCATCCTGTCCTTGCTCAAAGGTGTCACGTTGGGCAATCATTGTGTCCAACAGCCTTTGAGCAGGGGTTCTATTGTCATCTTGAATCAAAGCATCTGTTTCTGATTCTGGCGCGTAGTTCATTTCTTTTTCTCCTCTTGGAACCATTCAGGCTTGATGTAACGAAGCTCATACTCTCGTCCCTTTGGGATGTCTTCACCCCAATGAGACACAGCACCTTTTGTGATGCCGAGTACCTTGGCGAGTTTGATGGCACTGCCAGCCAATTTGATTGCGTCTTGTTTTTTCATGTGTCGGATTATAGTTGATTTCTCTATACTGGTATAGACCCTTCAACTTAGTCGGGATTACTTTACTCGACTGTTTAGTTGTGTATACTACGCTTGTCCGATAGGGACGACAACATAGGAAACAACATGAGAATCACCAAATGGGATAAGCAAGCAATCGTTAAAGCAATCATGGCCGATGTGCCAAAAATCGACAAAGACAAACGCCGCAAAGAGATGCAAGAAGCAGTCGTCAAATTGATGACTCCAGAGTGCCGCAAGGTGTATAAATCTATGCCAGATGCCCTTCGTACATACCATGTTGGAAATTTGGTTTACAACGGACACGGTTACAACAGCAGAGAAATTGTGCGCGGTGATGTTTCAGAAAAAGAATTAAAGGCTTTAGAAGCAAAATACGAGGCAGAAGACAGAGTTATTCGTGATGCAGAGTATTCGCTCAAAGGCGCTATTGAAGCGTGTACTACGCTCAAACAGTTGAACGACAGGCTTCCTGAGTTCAAAAAGTATTTTCCAACCGAGCAAAAGCCTGTGGCTAACTTGCCAGCTTTGGCTAACGTGGTGGCCGACTTGACAAAATTGGGATGGCCTAAGAAATGAAAAACTTTCAAGGCAGCTTTGAGCATTATCTTGAGGAATGGTCAACAGAGCAGTTCCCTGACGTTCTGGTGAATTACACTTTCATCCCCGGCGATAAAACCGTTGGCGAACGTGACCTTTGGGAAATCTATGTCATTCGCAACAAGAAAGACATTTGGGAGCAGCTTACCAGCGAAGACCGATTAGAGGTTGAGGAATACTGCAAAGAAAACATGGAACAAGCAATCAAGGAGGCAAGTGAGCCATGAACCTACTTAAAAAAATTCTAGTTGCCGTTGCGTTTGTTGCGTTTGTTGTTCTCTGGACGGCGGTATGAGTCCATTCATCGTCATTGATGCAGCCCGAGCAGCGGCGACCAATCACAGCAAAAATCAAGATGCTCGACTAGCCTTCCATGTGGGCTACCTTGAATCATCAGTATTTGAGCTTTGTGACCTTCTCGCTCAGGCAGAGAAAGTCATGCAAGCTCAAAGAAATCTGCTTGAGCAGATGGAAAAAGGCGTTTCCGCAAGCCTTTAATTGCGGTATCACAAAGGAAATCAAAATGGCTTTAGTAGCAAAAGACAACGGAAGCAAAGACTTCAAAAAAATCCCAATCGGAACACACATTGCACGATGCTATATGTTTGCCGACATGGGCGACCAAGTTACAGAATACAGTGCTGGACAACACAAAGTTCGCATTCAATGGGAATTACTTGGCAATGAACCTGACGGCACACCAATGACAATTGAAATTGACGGCGTTCAGAAGCAAATGACCATTGGTAAGACATACACCTTGTCATTGGCTGAAACATCGGCCTTACGCAAGGATTTGGAGTCTTGGCGCGGTGTTCCATTCACTCAGGCAGAGCTTGAGGGCTTTGAGGTAAAGAAGATTGTTGGCGCATATTGCATGGTCACGGTTACTCACACAACAAAAGACGGGCGCACTTATGTGAACGTGGCAAATGTGAAGCCAATTACCAAAGAGTTCCGCAACGACAAACCAGACCCAGTGAACGATGTCATCTATTTCGACATGACTGAACCAAATTGGGATGCGTTTAACGATTTGCCAGACTGGATTAAAGAGAACGTCAAAAAGTCGCCGCAGTTTGCTGAATTGCAATCTAGCGATGTCAACTACGATGACATGGAAATTCCATTCTAAGAATGGCATCCCTTTACGCTTTAACTAACGAGTTTCGTCAGAGTATTGACGAAATGTTTGACGAAGACGGGGTGATGACACCTCGCTTTGAGGAGCTACATGACCAGATTAGCGATAAGCTGTCACAGGTCGCTGCTTACATTCTGAACACAGAATTGGAAGTGGAACAGGCAAATGCCGTACTTAAACGAGTTACGGCGCTGCGAGATGCCCATAAGAAAAAATCCGAACGATTGAAGAAATACCTTACCGAACAAATGAGGGCGGTAGGTAGGACTGAGTTCTTGGCGGATGATGGGTCATTTAAAGTGAAGCTGTATCTCAATCGCGACAGTTCTGTTGTGATTGAAGATAACGCAACGCTACCCCCTGAGTTTTATGACGAACCAAAACCTCCAGAGGTTTCTAAGTCAAAAGTCAAGCAAGCCTTGATGGATGGCAAAGAAATCGAAGGCGCTCACATCGTCACTAAAGACCGTTTAACCATCAAATAGGACATCACATGAAAAAGTTTATTGCTATCGCTCTCTTGGTTGCTTCTGGCGTTGCCGCTGCATCTTGCCCTCAGTACGCTCCATACCGCTGCTATGTCGGCATGAATGGCAAGCAAATCTGCGGTTGCGGGGTGTAATCATGGCTACACAGCGCATCTATCTGGTCGGCACTCCAAGTGGCGACATTCGATTGGTCAAAGCAAGTGTTCGTTCACAGGCTTTGTCTCACGTTGCAAACTCTATGCTGACTCTCCGTGTGGCAACACAAGATGATTTGGTTGATGCAATCAGCAAAGGTTGCTCAGTGGAGAATGCCAAAGCTCCAGAACAAATGGACATCGAAGAAACGAAGTAAGTTTCACGGGGGGAAAGCGGATGCTGTGGGTTGAACTCCCACCGTGATTGTCACAGGCATAGCGGCGGCAAGCAGTGCAGCGAGTACCCCCACCTATAAAACAGGACATGACATGATGAATTTTGGAACACACATCGCAAAACTATTTCGCAGAAACGACCCACAGACATCATTTGAAGCAGCAGAAAAAATCGACACCACAAAAACAGAAAAGATGGTCTATGAAGCCATCAAATCATTTGGAGACAACGGATGTATAAGCGACCAAGTGTTAGAACTTTTCCCCACGCTCCCCTATTCAAGCGTAACAGCGAGATACAAAGCGCTTCTGGAGAAGGGTTACATAAAAATAGAAGGCACACGGATTGGACGCTCGGGTCGCCAACAAAGGATTATGAAATGCCAATAACAGATACACACATTCTTTTTCTGCTCGTAGTAGCAGCAGCATTTTTTGATTGGATTTTCTGGTGAAATCATTTCTCAATATAGTTTGGAGCGTCATCTTGTCGGCGCTATTCCTTGTTGGCCTTGGATTGCTTTGCAAGGTTCTTTGGTTGTCATTGGTGTTTGGATGGGAGCTGCTATGAGCATCAACGCATTCCACCCTGCCTACGTCGAAACGTATATGCCACAGTTCATGTCAACAATCCGTAAAGAGGCAGACCAAAAAGCAAATGGCAAAAAGTTTGGGGCTTTGGCTCGTTCTAAACAGCCCTCATTAGAAAACACTGATTTCTACGTCTACGCAAGAGCGGGGATGCCAAAAGGAGTTAAAAAATGAGTGACGGCGGCAAAGGCTCAACACAACGACCAACAGACCAAAAGAAATGGTCAAGCGGTTACGACAACATTCAATGGACAAAAGAAGAAGATGAAGAATTTGACAAAATCACCAAAGCACAAGACAGTTCTAGCTCCCAATGCGCCGTGGCCGAAACAGGAGCCAAAGGTGGAGCCGAAACCCAAAGTCAAGAAGATTCGTGAACAAGTCAACAAATCGAAAATTGCCATCCAACTTAGAGAGCGTGATGTCTCTACGGGGCGACTCAAGGGTTTTAACAAGCTATCAGGGTAAGCAAGAAAACCTTGCAAAGTTCACAAGACAAGTCTTATGGCGATGCAAGGTTTGCGATGAATACTTTGAAACACTAGGCGAAGCAAAGGAACACAGCATTGGAAAACATCATTAACCTAGTCGCATTCATCTTTGCTGTCGCCATCATTGCGCTCACAGCATTTGTGATTGCTCTCAGCTATCTTTCTCGATAGAAGTGTTGAACAGTTCTATTTCGGCATCCCTACGTCGAACTAGACCTTTCAGCACTTTGCCTCCAGCCTTCGTCCATTGCTTGAATGCCTCAGAAGCGCCCTCCCAATCTTCCCTTCCAATCTTCATACGAATGGAAGATTTTTGAAAACTCCCCAAGCCGACATTGAAGGAAAACGCAACGCAAGCGTCGAATGCGCCTTGACGACCAATAAGATTGGGAGCAAGTCTAAGAACACCACGCTCGAAAGAGCCGAGGTCATCTTTAAAAATCTTAACCAATTCATCCTTGCTCCAAACTCTATTGTGTTCAGGTCTTAAAGGGTACTCTGGTCTGAGCATCCCTGTGTAGCCTTCCTTGCGAACGATAGGGTATTTGATTTGGTCTTGGTAAATCACATGACCCCACCCAATCGTCCACATGGCGGCGCTGCACTGGTAGGGCTTATCACGATAGCCCTCAAACTTGTGCATCAGCTCAACACCTTTGTCGCTGGTTTTCATTTTTTGCTCATGCCGCGAGAACCGAACCAATAACCAATGATGCCACCAAGCATAGCCATTTCATCGTCACTGAAAATCTCATTGCCAATTTTGATGAGGTCGTCAACACCTTTAATCATTTCTGGATGCGACCACACATAGTAGCCAAGACCAGCATTGATGAATACAAGCTCTAGGACGAACAAATATGTGATGGTTGGACGCACAGTACCAACGTAAGTTGAAACCCACCCTTCCGCCTTCTCCAGAACCTTTGCTTCATGCTGATAAGCAGCCTGAGTCATGGCGGCATCAGCTTGGATGGAAATCTGGTCTGTGCGGATTTCTTCGACCTTGGCTTGGGATGCAAAACCAGCAGCAGCCAAAGCCAACTCACGCTCTGTTTGGATTCGAGCCAGTTCAGCTTCGTGCTTTTGGTCTGCCTTGCTTTGAAACAGCTCAATCAGCTTTGGAAACATGGACAGCAATAAGCCGCCAAGGGTAGAAAATAAAGATAGCATCATTCGCCTTTCGGTAGTTCAGGTTGTTCAAACTGTTCTATCTTTTTCTGTAACCTTTTCCCCAGCTCTGCCATGCGCTTGTCGCGCCTATCCATCTCAATGAACATCTTGGTGACGATTGGAGTGACTATGAGGACGATTGCCAATATCAGACAAGCCAACCCCACAATCAATCTGTAAATGAATTTATCCATATGGCCCACAGCTCCAGAACGAACAGCAACGTCAGAAACACTGCCGCCGTTAGTTGTACCCTTTCTAGATGCTCCTCCTCGCGTAGCCATGACTCTTGCTGTTTCCTAATACGTTCGCGCTCCCGCCTTGCGGCCTGTTTGTCTTTTGCGTTCTCGTATATTTTGTGGAAATTGTCCCACAATGGGCCTAATTGCGGAGGAACATGAGCGCCTCTCATCATCCCACTGAGCTTCATGTATGCCCCATCAAGCTCATGCCTGATTTGAGATAGGAGAAGGATGTCTCGGGGGTCTGGCCTATCCATTGCGTAGACCTCCTCGGATTTGGTTTCGTATATCTCAGACAGCTCTCGATGGTGATGATAGAAGTCACCAACATGGTTTACGAACTGTTGAACAATCTCAGCCTCGGTCGGGATGTGCTTGATGAACACTTCCTTTGGCTTGGCTTTTTTAATGCTTTTTGTGGTGTCAGCGACATTGGTGTCGTCGACTTGAATGTTTGGAGCAGTCTGCTCTTTGTGTGGAGTTGCTCCAAACAATCCACGAATGATTCTCCAAATGCCCTTGACTTCTTTTACGATGGCTTGGGCATCTTCCGCTGCTTTCTTGATTTTCTGGACTTGAACCTTGCCATCAGACAAAGCATCCATGCAATACTGGATGCCACTGAAAGCACCCTGCATTGCCTTGATTGCTAGGCCGATGGTTATTGGGTCAAGCACATCACTTAAACCCGTGATTCTTTGCAAAATCTACTATGACATACCCAGCAGCGCAAATAATGAACCAAATCAAGCCTGTAATCGTTTTCTCTATGATGGCCTGTCTTAGTTCTAGACTTTGAGCCTCACGTTTGATTGCTAAACGAACCCACTGCAATTCCTCGTCGGAAAGTTGCGGAGTAATGTGCGACTCCTTGAGAGCCTTTGTAATGTCAGCGACAAGTTCTGAGCGTTCTTTTGGAGTCATCATTTTGCATCGACCAATTCGTTTACAAGCGCCTCAAGTGTAGCAATTCTTTGATTTTGCTGAACAACAATTTCGGCAAGTTTGATGACAGAAACCATTGCTGCATTACCATAAGCAACCGACAAAATTCCATCTTCGTTTTTCAACACAGAGTTTGGAAGTAGTTTTTGCAACGACTGAGCAGAAACACCATCTTGAGTCAAATCAACATCAATACGGTCATACGTTCCATGCTTGATTTTTGCAAGTTGCTCAACAAAGTCATCAGAGTAACCGCGCCAGTTGATTTTCAAAGACTCATCAGAGTTGGCTGTAACTGTGCCGCCGCAAGTCAAGTTAGTTCCGTTGAATGTCAAGTTGGCAGAGCCAGCCATCGTTCCAGCGTTGTTATATGCAACCTGAGTGGTTGTGCCAATAACAGCGCCAGTTCCGTTGGATGCAGCGGTCAATCGGCCTTGAGCATCAACGGTGATGTTTGCCGCAGAATATGAACCAGCGGTCACGGTAGTGTTTGCCAGAGCAATGGTTCCACTCGTGGTAATTGCGCCGCCAGAAAGTCCTGTGCCAGCCGTAATGGATGTCACAGTACCTGTGTTGGCTGTCGCACCAGCAGCAATGCCATCAAGTTTGGTGGCGTATGTGCCAGTCATGTAGCCGTTGACACCAGAAGATGCCGCAGCCATACTGATTGCTGGAGTTGCGCCACCGCTTGATACAACAGGAGCCGTTCCTGTTACGCTTGTTACGCCTCCAGTGCCATTTGATGCGGCAGTAACACGGCCTTTTGCGTCAACCGTAATGTTCGCAGTTGTATAAGAGCCAGCCGTCACTCCGCTTACAGCAAGAGTTCCAACGCCAGTTACGTTTGCAGACCCATTGAATGAGCCGCTGGTGTAAGTTAAGTCTCCAGTGATAGCAATGGTTCGACCAGTCGTAAGGGTCGCGGCAGAACCAGTTGTGCTTTGATTTAAAGTTGGAACATCAGCCGCTTGAATTGCAGACATTACAACGTCTGTACCGTTGCCTCGCAAATATGAGCCAGATGTAACAGCGCCAGCAAGAGCATCCATAGCATCTTGACGAGTTGTTGCGCCCGTGCCGCCGTTAGCCACAGGCAACGTACCGTTTACTCCAGCCGTCAAAGAAACTGTGTTGTTCTGCCACAGACTTGTTGCGCTGTTGTAAACAATGGTTTGACCGTTGCTTGGGGTCTGTGCGCTTACGTTGTGAATTTCGTCCAACTCATAGCCGTTTTGAACTTTGACCTGAATCTTGCCTTGTGTCGCATGAGCGTGAACAACAACACCAACATACACCAAATGGATTGGCGCATATTGTTTTGTGGTCGTCATTGCACCAGCAGTTACGCCGCTCAAGTAAAGTTGAGCGCCATCTGTGTAGGCGGAGGTGTCAATGTTTGTCACCAGGCCAACAATGGTCACATAACCATTTGAGTTGTTTGAAATGTCTGCCGTGACTAGACCTTGCGTCTGAGCGGATGTTGCATCAGATGTTGCCAAGGCTTTTGCAATGGTAGGAAGTTGACCAACGGCTCCGTTGATGTAAACAACAGTGCCTTTTGTCATTGTTGCGCCAGAGTTATTTCTGACTTGCAACAACAAAGTGGAGGCAGGAGATGCGGCAGATACAGCCAAGTCAACAGCAGTGCCAACTTGGCTTACGGTGATGCTTCCATCGGCAGAAGTCACGCTTGCCAAAGCGCCAACGCTGGAAGCGGTAAGAACTACCGTACCCGTCAAACCATTTACCGAAGTGACGGCATCAGTGTTGTCAATTTTCTGCCAAACAGTTCCATTGAAAATGGCCCAATCGCCAATATTCCAATCTGTCACGCCGTTCAAGTTTGTTGAACCAGCGGTACTGACAACGTAGTAATAACCCTTAGAGCCTACGCTTGATGTGAGCGTTGGCGAGTTTGTTGAGGCATTCCATGCGCCTTGATAGCTCACGCCGCCTTGAATAGAAGCAGGAATTTGAGATAGCGGAACAGTGCCACCAGCATCAAGCGTTGCAACGCCGTTTGCGGTTCCAGCGGTCAATACTGCGGCAGAGCCAAGGCCAAGGTTTGTTCGTGCGTTTGCGGCGGTTGAAGCGCCCGTTCCGCCATCAGCGATTGCTAAATCAGTGATTCCAGTGATTGAGCCACCAGTGATTGCAACTGCGCTTGCGGCTTGTGTGGCAATAGTTCCAAGGCCGAGGTTTGTGCGAGCGTTCGCCGCTGTTGATGCGCCAGTGCCACCATCGGCAATCGCCAAGTCGGTGATGCCCGTTACTGAGCCACCTGTAATTGCAACAGCATTTGCATTTTGAGTTGCAATCGTGCCAAGCCCAAGGTTTGTTCGCGCCCCACCCGCAGTCGTTGCGCCTGTGCCACCCAATGTAAGCGGTACTGTGCTTAATGAGATTTGATCGCCAGTTACAACAATTGGAGAAACACCAAAATATGTAGATGTCGCAATTGGGCCAACATCAGATGTCGAACCGTTTGTGAAAACAATACGAAGGTATTGAGAGCCGCTAATATCAACGACAGAAACGCTTTCAATGCCAACACCAGAAACCCCACGATCAATCGTAATCACCTGAGTTGGCGTTGGGATTAACTCAAGCGTTACATTGTTTCCACCCTCCGCAATCAAGGTCGTTGCAGGAGCGGGAGTTAGGTTCAATTGGACGTTGTTAGCGTCCTGCACCACCACAGAAATATTTGCCATGTCATCCCCTTAAACAACAACCACACCATCAGAGCGAACCAAGAACATCAAGAAAATGATGTTGTCCTCTGCGGGTGTTGGGGTTACTGCGGGGAAGCTGATTTTGATACGACCAGTAAAACACACACAGTCAACAGCGCTGATGTCCAATTCGGGGTCGCTTGAGATTAAGTCCCATGAAGAATCATCAATCACCAATGTGAATGTGCCAGCAGCATCATTACGGTTGGCGATAGTCAAGGAGACAGGGGTGGGTGTTGGCGTGTAGTTGCCAACGTCAAATGTCAAACCGTTGCGGGTGTCGTTGAGGTTCGATACAGTGCGTCGAACAATCTGAGCGTCGATTGTTACGCCAGTCAGATCGATTGGCACACCCAAAGTGTTCAATGCAAGATTCCAATACGTTTGCTGTTCCCATACGAGTTCACCAGCAATGATTGGGTTGTTGAAACCGCTTACTTGCGTAAGGGTGTTTTGCGAAAAGAGTGCCATTTGACATTTCCCTGAACTCAGGTTGTGACGCTCCCCATGTACTCACGGGGCTACGGAAGTCTTATTTTATCGTGTCACAGAAATCAGTGGCTCAATATTTGCCTTCGGCAAATACATTCACAAAAACCGTTCCGTCTTCCAATGCCTCAATCTCATGCCACTCGTTTTCCACAAGGTTTACGGGTTGCGTGTTTTTGGTCATTGTGAGGGATTTTCCCTCTTTGGCGACTAAGATTGAACCAGCGTGACACATAGTCAGGTGAGTAAACGTATGCGCATGACGCGGCAATCCCTGCCCTTTGTTGGCATGGTACACATTTAAGGTCGCGCCGTCATAGGTTACTTGATGCACAGGAGCAATTGTCTGTGTCATAGCGTTTGAGCGCCTTGACTGATTGGTTGTTCTTGAGAATGTTGCCCTTGCATCTCTATCAAGTCAGGCACTGCGGGTTGAGGAATACTCTCAAAGCCCTCGGTAGCCGGATTAAACAAGTATTCGTTTGCATTTACGTTGTCAGGGCAGTTAACCCAAAACAGCGGAGCAGCTACTTCAAATTCATTTTCACAAACCTCAGCAACACGATACCCTGCTGCAATTACCTCGTTCGGGGAAATTAACGCTTTCATATTTACCACTCCACAATAACAATACCTGCACTACCTGCACCGCCAGTACCGATTCCAAGGTTTAACTGCTGTTTGATACCGCTTCCACCATTTCCGTTTCCTGTACCAGCATTTCCAGAAGCGCCTAGGACTGTCTTAACTGCACCACCAGTGCCATTAACAAACCCTTGACCACCATAGGCGGCCATAATTGGAAAAGAAGCACATGGACCTGCACCAAAAAAGGTCAAAACAGGTCCACCAGAGCCACCACCACCACCACTACACACGTACGTAGAGTTTGCAGCAGACCCGGGGAATCCAGAAATGTTGATGCTGCCGCCAGAACCAGTACCCCCAGCGCCACCACCACCATATCCACCACTACCGGCTCCAGCACCGCCAGCACCGCCTGTTGCAGAGCAATACGCACCAAAAGAAGATGTACCCCCGGTAGCGCCAGTTGTATTGCCAGTGCCTCCTGCACCACCAGCCCCAACAGTAATTGAAACAGTACCGTTCGGAGTTAAGCCTGTAACGTACCCGATACTCACACCGCCTCCGCCTCCGCCTCCAGTATGGCCAGTACCACTTGACGACGGGGTTCCGCCGCCACCACCACCCCCACCTATCACGGTTACTTTGACCGCGCTAACACCAGCAGGAACTGTAAACGTGCCGGTAGATGTGAATACTTGACCACGAACACCAATCCACGCAGATGATTGCGTTGTTGAGTCGCTAAAAGCAACACCTGTTCCATTAAGACTTGAAGCCATTTATTTCTCCTTACGGTTGCGCTGTGATGACGCCAGTGTTGTCGATCTGAGCGACTACTGTGCCATTATATTTAAAGACAAGGCTTGTTCCGACTTGTTGAATTACCCAGTTTGTCGTGGTAAAACTTGTTGCAACAGATGCAGTTGCAGCATTGCCTGAGATGTTGATGGGCCAAGTCCCAGTGGCTCCAGAGCCTCCCGAGGAAGGAACGCCAAGGTTGGTGCGAGCCGCAGCAGTGGTGCTTGCGCCTGTGCCGCCATTAGCAACAGGAACGGCGTTTACCAATCCATCGGTTGCGTCGAGTTGACCAGATGAATTAAGGTTATTCGCTAGTTGTGAAAGGTTGAAAGCCTGAGTCATATTTTTCCTTTAGGCAGCGCCCATTCTCGCAAAAGTTTGCTGATTAAGCAAGGTGTCATTATTACCGAATGGCGTTGTGAGAACCCAACTTGCGGCGTATGCGTTGTAATCGTAGCCAGAGCCTTTTGTCAACAAACAACCGTTTGCATAGACCTCCATTGACAGCGGGTTGCTGTTGAATGGATAGGTTGATTGACCGCTCACCGAATAGGTTGGAGTGTTGGCAATATTACTTGCAGGCACTGCCAAGTTGTTTGGCGTGAATTGAATGACGGATAAACGACCAGTCAAAGGAGCGGGGAAGCCGCCAATGGCATTGGTCGTCGGGTTCACATCGTAGTCAATCTCGCTGATTTGAACGCCGTTCACGAACAGATATTCAAAGCCGTTTCTGACTTCATACTCAGTCGGCAAGAGACTTGTAATTGCTGTCACATCTTGGTCGTAACGAGTGAATGGGGCGTAATCAGCACCAGCCGCGCGGTAGCGGTAAATCTCATTTCCAGCGGTCGCGCCAACAATCGGAGTGGTGAACGTGATGACCTTGGTTGATTGATTTACAGAAGCAACAACGTATGTCAAGGGTGTTCCGACATTGCTAAACCCAAGAGAATCGCCAGCCTGAACTTTGTTCCAAGGCAATCCCGAATACGTCACAGTGTTTGTGCCGCTTGATGCAATGGTAATGTTCAAAGGCTCGTAATACGCACTGGTGCTATTGCCGCGCATATAAATGATGACAACTGTTTCGTTTACCACGCAAGCGGTGTTCATAACAACAGTGGTTCCAGTTTCTGTGTATTCCGTTGGGTCAAGCAATTCACCGTTACGGAACACAAGAATCCAACCAACAGTATGAGTGAAACTGAAACTTGTTTGTGCAGCGGTTGCAATAAACACTTGTTCTGTGTAGTAGAAATTGTCAGCCTCAGAGAAACCAACCACTCGACCATAAACGTCAACAGTCAATGTCGCCGCAGTGAACGATTTGGAGTAAACACCAGCACCAAAGTTCAAGAAGTCATGCAAGTTGACCTTCATGGAGCCGTCTGTGTTGTTGGTCACAGCCAAGAATCCATCGTTCACGTTGTTGCCAGTGGCTCCAGCGATTGTGAGTTGACCAGTACGAACGTCCAAGTCAATGAAACTCTGGATGCCGCTTACAGGGTCAATCAAGGCAGACCACTGTGTTGAGTCATACACAGATGTTTGAGTTGGCACAAATGCGCCGCCCAAGTTCAAATAACCAGCATTGCCAACGTCAAAACTGAACTTGCGGTTCTGGCGATTGGCGTACAGAAGGTAGTTGGCAGTGCCAAATGCGGCCACCGAATACCACGTGTATAGCGTTGGGTCTGTGCCGCCGTTGGCTGTGTCGTTGTTAAAGATGCCGAAATACGACTTGCCGCGCGGGTCATAACTGAAACCGCTTGTGCCTGTGGCGTTGTTTGCGTAGGCGACAGCCAACCATCGTTTGCTAAATTGGAACGTCAAAGGGCGCCATTGGAAAACTGACGATGAATCAGAGAAATCACTTGAGCCAAGCGAGTTCACATACTTGACCGCAAAGTACCAATCGCCTTGAGGAATGTTGCTCAAAGTCACAACGCCCATTGACGAGCCTGGGCTGTATGGATTCCCGCCGGGATTCACGGCAGTTGTGCCAGCAAAGAATCGCTGAGACAGCGTAGGAGAGGCGTAAGCAGAGTAGTACACCTCTGCGTATTGAACAATGCCATTACTCGCCGCCGTGACCGCCACATCAAACGAGGGGACTGGAGATGAGGTTTGGATGTTGGTTACGGTTGGCGCATAGAGAACCCCAAAACCCAAAGGCGAGCCAATGCCCGTGTTTGGCGCTGGAATGAATTGCGTGATGTCTTTGTCGTCATAGACTTGAGGGTTGAACTCCATCAACGACAAGGAAGCAGTGATTTGCCCGTCATCACTGAACTTTTCAATGATTTGCGAAATTCGGAACAGCTTTGCTGCCCACCCGTAATTCGGGTTTGTCAGCGTAACCACATCGCCAGCATCAAGCTGAATGCCAGAGAAGTTTACGTCAACCCTGATCTGTAAATCTTCACGAGCAGACTCAAGAAATCGGTTTGATAGGTATTGGGCGCGAACGCTGTTATTCACCAATGGCAAACTGATTGTTTGCTTGTTGATTGGCTCGTTTGGATATAGAAGCGATGGATTGATTATTGCCAAATCAAAGGTCGCGCTGTTGAAGCTGTCTTTAGAGCTTCCGTCTGGAAACTTGACTTCTGCAATGTTGTAGCTTGACGCAAGATCAATTGGAGATACTTGGATTGCAGACACCATGTTGGAATCATTGATGTCCATCACTACCGTGTAAGTAGGCTTTTGAACAATGACCCCCCATTGACCCTCAATCTGGTTGTACTTAATCAGGCAGTCACAGCAAGAGGCCATCGACTGCATATTGGTCATGATGGTATTTGTTGTCTCCAATGTGCCATCAAACCTAAACCTAGATTGAGTAGCAGAGCTTCCACCAGATGTCGTGTACGAGAAGCTGCCGTCACAGTACGCGTTCAATTCATTGAGCGAGTCTGTGTTGATCTCAGACAAAGAAAGGCCAGCGCCGTATCTTGTTGACTGCCAATAGTCGCTAAAACAATCGCCGGGCTTATAGCGGCTATTTGTAATTTGAAATCGAGTTTGCTGTAATCCAGTGATGTTTGCTTCTCTGTTGTATGTCAACTCAATGATTGCAAACGCAGCATTGCTCATCAACTTTGTGCCATCCCACTGATACACCAAGCCAGATGACTGCATAATTTGAATTGCAGATAAGGATGTATTTACACCAGACGACGAACCGTTCCTGAACAAGTAAATGTTCATTTTTCCAGCAACAGTGGTGTCTGTTATGCCCGTAGACTCATCCAACAAGCCGACAACTTTGTAGGCGTCCGTGCTGTCAAAAATACACTTCTTGCCACCCCAATACACATCGCCAAATGTGTATGTGTCGGGAGTTCCACCAGTCTCCGTATTCGTCACCTCGGCGAGCGTCATTACGTAAAACAACTTCTGGTTGTCTGACGTGATACTCAGGTCTGTAACGATGCCACCAAGATATGCAGAGCCATAAACCACTGGAACTTTGTTGTCGCCAGCAGGGGGAACTTGTGCGCGACTGCCGGGGTTCTGTGTCGCATCGTTGAAATTTGGGCCTTCTGGCCCGAATGATTTGCTAATGACAGATGCGGCCACCATGTTGATGGCAAACGCTGTAATAGCGGCCTCAAAACCAACCAGTCCCAACTCGGCAGCAATAATTGAACCCGGCATATTAGGCCACCCAAAATTCTTCTAGTTTATCGAAACCGAACTTCTGATACTGCAAGTTCGGGCTGTTGCTCATTTTACTGATTAAGAAATTGCAGATGCGTTTTTCTTTTTGCATTTGTTGACCTATTTTCTTGTACTCAACAAGAAGCCTGTAACCAGCCGTTCCGCCGCGAGACTCAGGCTCAACCCAATATGCCAACTCTGTCATCAAAAGATGTTTTGGCGACCAAATGCTTGGGGCAATAGACGCCAACAACATACCAACAATTCCGTCATTGTCAACAACAAGCGCAACACCTTTGCCAGCCATTATTTCCGTGAGCATTTTCGTCACGTATTCTGCATCGTCAGCCTCTGCTAAAAAAGCTAAAGGCGTAAGCCTTCTGTATCGACGAAGCATGTCCAAAAGAATTGGAATGTCAAAGGGCGTTGCGTCACGAACAATCATGCAGCTTTACCAAATTGGTAGTTGATTGTTTCAATAAAATTGACGCGATTCATAGAAGTGTCGCCAGAAGCAAAAAACTGCCAAGAATTGTTGTTTGTGTATCGACCTGCAATACGGTTCTGGAGAATTAGCTGAATGGCAGATGCGGAAATCGTAATTGTTCCAACATAGCCCCTAGCCTCCTCCATCCAAGTCTCAGAAATTGAAAACGATGTAATGATGCCGCTAAAAAACTGATATAAGCCACCAGTTCCGCCGCTTGTAATGAGTTCATTGCTTTGGTTGTAGAAGCCATGCCACATTTCAATCTGAGAGCCTTTGACGGATTGACTCAAGACCCAACCAAGCATTGCAGTATCAATGCCAATCAAAGTTACGGATGTCTCGTTGGCCGTACTTTTAATGTCGCGCTGAACATCGCCAACCTTCATCAGAGTCCCAACGGCACTAAAAGCCGTGGAGTCAATGGCTGGAATCAAAGTGTTTGATGGAGCGGTGGTGAAGCGATACGTTTCTGTGCCAGTGTTCACGCGAACAAAGTCAGCAATCCTGATATTGTTTGTTCCATCAACAGGAGCGATTACGTTCATAGGACACTTTCAAATGCTTTGAACGACCCGCTCCAGTTGATGAACGAGTCGTTTGTGATTGGCATTAGAGTGTATGTTGGGTAATCACGAAGCACAACAGGGAATGTCACGCCAGTGTATGTGTCGCCACCCATTGAAACGGTCGTGCCAAACTCTCCAGCAACGCAGGCAACAGTTGAGCCAAGGGCTGTAATCAGACTACGATGAACAGGCACGTTTACTGTTGGGTTCGGGCCGCGCTGAACATCCGCAGTAACAATGTATGAGTACAAGCCAACTTGAACAAAGTCACCTACTCGGAACAAATACTTTGTGGCCGAAATAGAAGGCAACGAGCCAAGCACCAAAGTCTTGTTTGCGCTTGATGTCTGCCACTGGCAGTTGCCAATTTGAGTTGGGGTCATGTCGCCTTGATACTGGATGTAGCTTACCCAACCAGTTGACCCAAAATTGATGTATTGAGTCAGCGCCTTGTCAGGGATTCGCAAGCCATTCAACACGCCACGATTCTGCGAATACAGAAGGTAGTTCATGGGTTTGAGTTCAAACGCAAAAGGAACCACGGTCAGAATCTCTGACGTTGTGATCTTTTGGTTGCGGCTGACTGTTTGACCAACAAAGCGTTGATCGTTAATGCCAACCGATTCACTGATCGAAAGGATGGTTTGCAAACTCATGTTACTTGCTCACTGGTAAAGACCGTTGGGCGGATTGATTCACGGCCCAAATTGTCTGTTTGTTCTTTGCCAAGAATTGAGTGGCAGACTGCGTATCAATGGCGCTCATGTTGGCAATGTATGGGCCGTTGTAGACGACTTGAGGCTGATTGTTGTTCATGGCTCCAACCATTTTGTTTGGCATGATTGTGCCAGCGCCTTGAGGCACAAAAAGTTCTGGGCCTTGTTCGCCAACATAGAACGGCTGTCCAGCATCAGCAGAAGCGCCATTTGCGGCAAACACAGGGGCCGCAGCCATTGATGGGCCACCAAAATCGCCAACAGGAGCGCCACCGCCACCAGAAGGGCCAAAGAAGTTGAATCCTTTGAACATGGACATCATCTGAGCTTTCATCGCAATCGAAATGAGGTCTTGAATGATGCTGCGAGTCAAGTCTTTGAATGACAACTTGCCAGTGCGAACAAAGTTGTCGATGGCGTTGCCCATGTTGTTAAACACGGATTGGTTCATGTCTTGGAGGCGCTTTAATTCCTCGCGCTGCATGATGACTGCTTCACGCTGTTTATCAAGGTACTGAATGCGAGCAGCAGCAGCCTCGCGGTCTGCGTCTTTCATGTTCTCTTGTTTATTGAGTGTCACTAACTCTTGCTGAGTCTTTAGGCGAGACAGCGCAATATCCAAGTCTTGCTGACTTGACAAAATGTTTTCTTTGTAGACTTGAAGACGCTCACGCTCTTTGTCAATTGAATCTTGCTCTGTTTGAGCCAAGTCGCGAAATTTATTACGAGACTCTTTGTAGAGGTCTTCTTTTTCTTTATTTGCTTTGGCTTCAATCTGTTTGATTCGAGCAGCCAACTCTTTAGCGTTATCGCTTGCCATTGAAAATCGCTCATCGGCATTGCGTTTTGCAATTTCCGTCTTTGCAATTTCAATGTCTCGCGTTTTTGCTAAATCAATCTGAGCAATCTTTTCAAGTCCAGCGGCCTTTGTCTCGTACTCCATCTGAGCAATGATTTCAGCAGTCTTTTGAGCGATTGCTTTTGCTTTTGATGCTCCGCCAGCGCCAGAGTAGGCGTCAATTCCTTCTTTATTTTTTTCGGCGGCTTTCGAGTCCGCTTCTACCTTAGCAATGTCAGCAGCAAGCTCCGCCTTGATGCGGTCGCGTTTTGCTTTCAGGGCGTCATATTCAGATGTTTTTCCGTTGCGATATGCAACGCCCTGCATGGTTCGCTCCATCTGGTCTTCAAGGTCTTTGATGGCCTTTGTCGGGTCATCTCGGCCAATGCTTTTCAGCCAGTCCCAGAATCCACTTGCGGCATTCTTTAGGTTTTTCCAAAGTGTCTCAAGGTAGCCAAGTTTCTTGGCTTGAGAATCCAGCTTTTCAAGCATGGCATCAGAAGTTACCTTGATGGCCTCTTGCGCCTTACCTTGTTGATTCAATGCCTCAATCTGTTTGTATTGAGCAAGAGTCAGGAAGTGGTATTGGTCATTTAGTTTCTTGGCAGACGAAGCGGAGCCATCCAAAGATGGAATGAGTCCTTTTGCCACGTCAGCAGCAGCCTCGCCAGAAAGGGACGCAACTTTGGTAATGAGAGAACCAACGGAGGTTAAAGTTTTTTCTGTGAATTGACCAGATGCAACCAACTGCTGCATGATTTCTCTTGAGTCGCCAATTGCGGAGTTGTACTTACCGCTGATTGTTGTCGCCATCGAGTTGAACTTGTCAATTGCAATGCCAGCAAAGTTGCCAGTCAAAATCATTGAGTTGCGGAACTTATTTGACTCCTCCTCGCCCTTGACAAACGCAAGGCCAAGAACGCCAATAGAAGCAGCCAAAGATGTGAAGCCAACCATTGCAGGCGTAATCGCAGAGGCGATACCTTGGAACAATGGTTTGAATCCGCCAAACTGGTCGCGCAATTGACCGCCCTGTTGCAACAGAACCATCATCGGGTTTTGACCGCCAGCCAAGCTGGTGATGATGTCAGTTGTCTGATAGCCAAGGGCGGCTTGCTGTTGAGCGGTCATGCCGCCGTTCTTGCCCATCTTGGCCTGCTCTGCGGCTTTGGCTGCGGCTGCAACCTTGTCGTAAGCGGCAGCTTGAGCTTTCAGGCTGTTGATAATGATGTCAGGCTGGTGCTTGTATTTTCCAAGCCGAACCTGCTCCTCAATCTTTTCGACTTCTGTAAGAGTTTTCCCGTAGTTACGAGTCGCCATCTCAAGGCGCACAATTTCCTTGGCCGCATCTTCACTGTCACGCTTGATTTGAGATTTGAACTTGCCAAATTTTTTCTGAGCTTCTTCAATGTCTCTGACAAGTTCGCCAGAGTCCATGCCAAGGACAATGCCAAGTCGAGCGATGTTTTGTGATGCGGCCATGTTAAATCTTCCGTTTGGCTAGTTTCTTCGCGTAAGCAGGGATGCTCACAGCCAGTTCAGATTTTAGTATGTTGATGATATTGTCGCGATTACTTTCTAGCGAAATCCTCAAATACGGTTGGGCGGCTGTTCTGGCGTTTCCAAACTCCTGAGACAAGGAAACGGCGCTCTTTTTTACTGAGACAACGCCAATCACAGCGTCTGTTTGAGAAACATACTCGGACTTCCTATCTGCTGCCGTAGGAATCCTTGCATTAGACCTTGCGGTTTCTCTCAGGTGTATTGGGCCAGCGTTATCTTCGTCATAGGGCGCTCTGGCCTGTACGCTTGCCAAAACGGGCTGCAATGCAGCATTCACAGCCTTGGTCATGGTGTTTCGCATAACCAAGTCGCCACGGAATCCTTCGGCTAATTGAAGAAGCTGTTTCTCAAGCTCCTCGAACCCTTCCGTCTTGAAGATTTCTACACTCATTGGAACGCCTTTCTCAAGCTCTCAGGCGCTTTAGGCGAAGACGCCATGAATGCCATCAGCTTCTGATTTGCTTGCTCTTTTTGCTCCTCATCACTCAACGGAGGGATGATGTATTCATGTGTCGATGGCAGCACATGATTCATTGTGAAAGGAGGCGAATTTGGCTTGAGCTTTGAGTTGAGATTGCCAGTGGTAAGCATACTCAAGGCCAGCAAAGTGGCCTTGTTGCCTATGATTCCGTCACTGAACATGATCTCAATGTTCTGCATTTCATTCGCTGGTATGTTGTCGGGACAACCACCATGCGCCCAAACGTATGCTCGGGCTTGCTGACGGTTATCCCTTAGGAGTTTTTTCGAGTGTCCTTGTAACCCGGCTGGATTGCTTCATTGATTCGCTCAACGATTTCCATCTGCACCGACAGAGGCCATTCTTCCTCAATCTCAGCGTAGGTGATGTCGTCCAAAGTTCCGTTCACGGGAATCAACAGTCGGATGTACTCAACCACTCGGCTTTCCATCATTAGAACAGCATTCGCTAATTCACGGGTAGATTTACCCTCAATGATGACATCGTTCTCGGTGATTTCCACACCCGCTGGAGGAGCTTCACGAAGCTCTTTGGTCATGCCCTCGAACTTCTCTTGCAGCTTGGCCTCATCGACCTTTGCAATACGCTCTTGAAGGGCGCTCATTTCAGCCGTCAATGGGATACGAACCTTGAATTCGTGACCGCCAATGCTGAAAGTCTTTGTTCGGATTTGCGCGACTGCGCTCTCGTACTTCTTACCGAAGGCAGAGGATAACTTGCTCATATAGAGTCCTATCGTGTGGTTTTGATAATCTTGTGGTAAATGACTTCGTTCAGCTCAAGGGCGTATGCGGCCACTTGCTCTGGTGTCATTTTGTCGGCGTGATAACGTGCAATGTCATGCGCCAAAGCGACCGCCGTGATGCGTTGCTGAACGAACCCAAACCAGTCCTTGCGAGACTCGGCTTGGGTTACTAAGAAGTTCAGGAGGTCACTATTGTCTTTTACTGTAACTGTCATGTGATGTCGTATTAAGCGTTGTTAGACCAGCCGTAGCTGTTGCCACCAACAGGGTGGATTGTGAAGTTGAATTTACCTTCGGCAGATGGAGACATATCCCAAGACATACCGCCAACCATACCGTTGAAGGCGTAAGCAACAGTGTCAGTGCCGTCATACACTGCAACAACGTAAGTGCGAACGATTGTGCCGTTGTAGCCGTCTTCACGAATCAACAACTGAGCAGTGTCAGCAGGGTTCCATGCAGAGGTAACAGCCAAAGATGTCACTTGGTTTTGAGTGGTGATTTTTGCACCAGTACGAGCGCCAGCCACAGAGTAAGCAGCAACAGCATCGTCAGCACCGAATGCAGGCACAGCTTCCACTGGAACCAAGATACCGTCAGTGCCAGTGCCGCCTGCGGCTGTACCGATGATGTCGGCCACTTGGCCTGTCCATGTGGACAATTGAGCGTCAGTCAGTGGAGTTGGTGTATCGCCAGTTTGACACCAGAGGGTTGCAACGTAGCCGGGTAAGACTTTATTGATGAGAGCCATTTTGATTTCCTTTGAAAAGAGTTGATGTAACTGTCTTATGCTGGAACGTCGATGGTGCAATCCAAAAAGACTTGCGCCAAATTCTGCTCGTTGTCATAGCTGTTGTATAGCCAAACCACATCGGCCTTCGCAATGAAGAACCCATCGGTCGGACTACCAAATTGACCACTATAACCGTGTAGGGATTGTAGTACCTGATTGGAAATAGTGAAACCATCTTCAATCTTCTGAGTGAAGATCGAGATTTGAAACACAGGGCGGTCAATGCCCTTGTTGTTCTGTTGTTGGCCCGTGTAAACGGGTTGGTGGACATTACGCAACTGCCATGTGAGGAACTTCGGCTCTCTCGCAAAATTGCGGTTGAACGAAGCGTACACAGGGACTGGCGTGACAATGTTTGCCAATTGGTATTGGATTGCCTTGCCGTATAGGACTGGATTGAGTTGAGTCGTCATACTGCCGTCACAGGGTCATTGCGGTAGCACAAGAACATCACAGTCATGCGATCGTTTGCCTCGCGCACATCCGTAATACGCCAATCTTGGCCGCGCCAAGTGATTGAGTATTGGTCTTGTCCATCCACGATTTGTTTCATGTTCGGCGTGTAGTTCAGAGTGAACTGAGTCAGCTCTTGGTACAGACGATACTTGTCAGCAATCTTTAAGCTATTCGCAACATCAGACACGCGCGCGCGAGTATCAAACCATTTGGTCTGAGTAGTCGCGCCTTCACCAAACCCACTCTCAGAGAAAGTGAGGTTGTTGATTGCAATGTTCTCGAAACGTGCGATTGCCATTTACATCACCAATGGTTTGTAAGGGCGCAGCAAACACTGAACACCCCAAGGAATGTTGTGCTGGATTGGGCCTGTTGTGTCACTACGGTTGTTGTAGAGGTGAGTCAACAACAGCAAACCAGCCTGCTTAATTACGGGGTAAGCCGCCAAGGGGTTTGCCGCTGTTGTGTACTCGCAAATCACAGGCGAAGTCATCGAACTATTAAGGTTCGTTGGCAAATTCGCCACAACAACTTTGTTGCCAGATGGGTCGTAGTAATACTGGTCGGCAGCAACCGTGATTAACTCAGGCGGGTTGTTGTCGTTCCAATATTTGACCGCATTGATGGTCACGCCAGAAAGCAATGGGTTTGTGTTCTGGCTTACCTCTGGCAAGTCCAAAGTCAAAGGCGTTCCGTTCAAGCTCGCAGAGTTGTACCAAACACGATATGACGTTGGGAAAATGGACATTCCAAGGAAGTCCTCGATAGTCATCCTGACGGCCACTTCAAGGCCAGTCAAGTAACCATCTTGGCTCTCATCATCAAACAGGTTTAACTGATTGGTGACTTCATCCATCGTCAGCCAAGGCGTAGCAATGTCACGACTGATTTGCTCTGTCTTTGCGTAGTTGAACGGATTGCGGGTTCCGCCTCCGTAGCTCAAGTAACCGAGTTGTGAATCAGCCGCCATTTTTTACCTCTTATGCTGCGCTAATACGGACACCAGCGAACGGGTCGCGCACAGAGCTTACCACGCGCTTTTCGGCGTACAGAGTGATGAAGCCGGGTTGAGTTTGTTCGTACATCTGAACATTCATCTGCTCAGTGTCGCCAATCGTCAAAAAGCGGTTCCAATTTGCCAAGTACACAGGGAAGTCGGTGGACAGGTATGGGTTTGGAATGACAGGCCAACCGAACACACGACCAACAGCCGCGCCATCAGCATCGCCAATTTCCAAGAATAAAGGCATACCAGAGCTGTCCTTCAACTCACGCAGAGCCAAAATCATCGCTGGACTCATGTGCCAAGCTGTGCCTTCCAATGACCAATATTGAGCTGGCAATTTGTTTGCAGTGTCCACAATCTTGTTGTAGGTCACAGCGGAGCCACCCAAAGACACGGTGGCAAGGTCATGCAAGCCATCAGTCATCGCAGTGCCGCTTGAGCCATAGGCGCTCACGGAGCCAGACGGGTAGCTATCCAAACCGCGCAAGCCGTATTCAGCGCCTGTGGATTCAGTGGTGGAACCAGATTGGTCGTCGTTCAAGACCATTGATTGACCTTCCAATTGAGCGAACTCAAGAGCCAAGTCTTCAACCAAAGTTGCGTCAAGCGCATTCACATCTGACAAGACAGCGGTACGGATTGGAAGCTGCGCAACCAACACTCGCACTGGCAGTTGCCAAATGGATGTATCAACATCAGGAGAGCCTGAGTTGGGAGTGAATTCGTAACCCCAAGGGTTTGTAGAGTTTGCAGCGTTACCAGTCTTGGCAACGAATTGAGCATCAGAGCCGTTCACGGCAATTTGGCGTGAGCCTTGACGCAATGGATTTGCTTGACGCAGAGCGGCAAACGCATCGTCGAATACAACATTACCACCAACGCCCGAACCAGAACCAGTGATTGCAGAGGCTTCTTTCAGGTCAATGGTGACTTTGCCACCTTCGGTAATGGCTTGCTTAATGCCGTTCAGGATTTTTTCGGTGATAGTCATAGTTTTTCCAATGAGAGTTAAAAAGATGGGAGCCGAAGCCCCCATCCAAGGCAACTATCAGGTTGCAGTGCCAGTCGAGCGGTAACGCACGATAGCAAACGGGTCACGCACAGACGTAGCCAGACGCTTCTCACCAAAGAAGGTGATGTAGCCGGGAGCTGTCTGGTCATAACGGCGCATAACCATGTTCAGACGATCAATGATCGTGTGACCACGTTGGAAGTCACCGAAGTACATTGGGTACAAGCTGGTTGTGCCAGCAGAGCCAGTTGAGGTTTGCGATGGAGTGTCCAAATACTTGTTCACAACAACGTCGAAGCCCAACAAGCGGCCAACGATACCATTGGTTTCCAATGGAGACATACGCTCGAACACAGGAGTGCCGTTGTCGTCTGTCAAGCCACGGATTTGAGCCAGCAACACAGGGCTAATGATGAACTTAGCGCTCTCAGTCCAGTATTGTTGTGGCAATGCGTAGATGAAGTTCACAACGTCTTTGTAGGTGATGTTTGCAGCACCAACAGTGTTCACGTTAGAAGTCAACTGGTCATAGGTAGCCAAGCTGTGCAAGCCGCTTGTAGAACCAGTACCGCTTGTGCCAAAGGCAGCGGTAGAAGTTGTACCACCAGCGTAGGTTGAGTTAGCGCCAGCGTATTGGTTCAAACCGCGCAAGCCGTTAGAGCCGCCGTATGGCAAGCTGGTAGCGCCTTGGTCGTTGTTTTGAATCATTGACAGAGCTTCGGCTTGTGCGAATTCAGCCAACATATCGTCAACCACGTTTGCTTCCAAACCGTCGATGTCGTCAAGAGCAGCAGTACGGATAGGGAACTGCACGTTCAAGTCTTGCAAAACCAATTGCCAGATTGAAGTGTTTTCAGTTGTTGCCGAACCGTTGTTCTGGATTGTATAGCCCCATGCAGCACCAGCATTGCCAGTCTTCACACGGAATTGATAGCTAGAACCATCGGTAGCCACAGTGCGAGACACGCCGCGCATTGGGTTAGCCAAACGCAAAGCAGCAAACACAGGGTCATAACCAGTACGACCACCCTTACCGTCACCACCGGCAGTCAGAGCCGAGGCTTCTTTCATGTAGGCTTCCATTTGAGATTCATCAGCAAAAACTTGCAGTTGTTTCTCAAGGGTGTTTTTGCCTTCGGCGATTGCCTTGAGCTGTTCTTTCACCGAACGGTTCACATCTTGGCGAACAGATTTGGCTTTTTCTTTGTGGACTGCGGCAGCAGGAATAGCGGCAACTTTGGCTTCCAAAGCGGCAACCATTTCGCTCATTTCGGCTTTAACAGCTTCGATGGCAGCAGGGATTTTGGCTTCAACAGCCACGATGCTCTCAGCTTGTTTAGCTTCGATGGCATCCAATTTTTCGATGATTTCTTTTGACATGATTAACCTTTCAGGCGCTTGTCGAGGAGTTTTAACAATTCACGTTGCTCAAGAGCTTCGAGAATTGCTGCGTTGGTCGCTTCCGCATCAGAATCGCTCTGAGTCGTCGCAGCTTCAATAGGCTCTTGAGTAGCATCACGCTGCTCAATTACTTTCTTGAATGTAGATGCGGCAGCGACCGCATCTTTCTTGGATAGACCAGCATCACGCAGGGCTTGTTCCAAAACTTTCAGGTCGGCAGTGCCATCAGCGCGGAAATATTCCAACTTTTGCACTTCGGCCATTGGATTGTTCGGGTACATCACGACCGACACTTCGCGCAGACCACCTTTGGTGATTTGGAAGTAGCCGTCATCCCAGTAATCGCCCGAGCCAGCGGGGAAAACCGTACCATCTTCTTTTGTCCACTGATATTCTTCGGCGTATGCGCCAACAGACACGCCGCCAAACATATTTGGCGACTCGCTCATCACTTGATACAAGTCAGAACCTTGAGTGGTGTTCACATACAAACGACCGCAGGCTTTCATGCCAGTTTCGTCAAACTCAAATGATGTCCATTCACCCACAGGGATGGAATCAGCATCATGGTTCACGAACATTGGGAGAGGGCGACCAGCTTTACTGAACGCCTCCGCCCATTGCATAAATGCCTCGGGTTGATAGTTGAACTTGCGGCCATCAGCACCTTCGCGCGGCCCCCAAGTTGTGACAACGGCTTCAATATTGCCTGTTGGCTCTGCGTTGTCTGTTTTTTCGAGAACCAGTTTGGCCTCGCACACCATCATCAAATTCTTTTGCGTCATGGATTACCTCATCGACTTTAGATAAATCAATGTCGTGTATTGTTTTTGGTGGCCGACCGCGCTTTGGGGGCGGCGCAACCGTTGGCCTATTTGCTACCAACGATGCTACCATAATCTTAAAAATCAACGACATTTATTTGCCGATGTTTGCTTTGTTCTTTTGATTGCCACCACCACCACCAGTGTCTTGAGGGCTTGAGCCTGCAATTGGGTCGCTTGGTTTTGTGTCTTGCTTCAACTCGTTTCCGCCTTCCATCTGAGCTTTGTTCAGATATTCGCGCGCTTCGTTTGGAGTCAGAATGCCAGCATCAACGCCAGCCTTCACATAGTTCATTTGGTCGATTGGAGCGCCCTTCAAGAAGTTTGCTGTATCGAACTGAACACACAACGAAGGGTAGCCGTTGAACAACTGTTGCTTCAATTTCTCTTGGACGTTCACGATGGTTGGGTACATCGTTGACTTGTAGAACTCGTCCAACATGGTTTGAGTGTTGTTGTACTTGGAGTCGCCAATGCCAATCATGGCTGGAGGCACACCAAACAAACCACAAATACGCTTCATGGTTTGAATCTTTAACTCGGCAGCTTGAGTGTCTTGCAAAGTGAGGATGTCGATTGGGGTGTACTTCATGCCTTGGTCAAGCAACATACCTTGGCCCGGCTTGGACTCATCAGTGCGTTGGCTACCAGTCATGTTTGACCAAGCCTCTTTCAAGCGAGAGGCCAATTCCTTGTACTTGCCGTCAGGGATGACTTGTTCGGTCGTGAACATACCTGTTGGTTTCGCGCCGTTGAGCATGATGAAGTTGGCGTAAACGTCAATGTCTTGGTCAAGCGTCACCAATTCAGCAGCCAAGATGCCTTTGTTGAAACCAGCGGAACCTTGCCATGCTGCTTCTTTAATGTGCATCACTTGATGAGCGGCCAATGGCTCATCTTTGCTGAAACCGTATGACGGAGTAGACAGGCGGTAAGAAGGGTAACGCGCAGGATTGATGGTCACGGCAATCAGCGTCGAATCCAACACATACATCTCCATTGGAGTCTGTGAAGGGTTCTTTTGGTCTTCGCGCCACCAAAGGGTAAACGCTTCGCCAGACAATTCCAACCACATGAGCCACTGATACCAGAACTCGTATTTTGATTGGAAGTTGTTGGGGCTGTTCAGCAGCTTGGAGACTTGCTTGGCTTTATTCTTGTCGCGAACGCCAACAGCTTTGTCTTTCACGGCATCAAGATATGAGCCATCCTCTTGCTCTGACATGATTTTGATTGGCAACTGAGCCAAGGCTCGGGCTTTCGCTCCAACGCAAGCCATGATGGTGCTGTTGCGAGTCAACAAGTCCATGTTGATAACGCGACCAGCAGTGTTGGTGCTGGCGGTCGTCACATACAGGACTTGAGTGTTTACGGTCGGGCGAGTATTGCTGCCCGAATAGACAATGTTGTTACCTAGAGCCGTTTGGCCGAAAAGGTTGTTGCTTTCGTCCGATTGCGTGGACTTGCGCTTAAAAATGTCGAGAATAGCCATGTCAGCTCCTAGTTTCCGTGATGTTATCACTCAAAATAATCTGAGTCCATAAGAGTCTGATACGAATACGTTATCTAAATGGCAGTGCAAAGCCATAATCATGGCAATGATTCCGTCCACCTTGGCGGATGGGTCGGCTTCGTTTTTCCTCACTTTTACGTTACCGTTTACGTCTGTGTAGACCTCACAGTTACCGAGTTGCCACCCCACAAACGGATTTCCATCGTGCTTGATGGCTTTTTTGAGGATGAGCTGTTCTGCCGTTTTCGACGGGTTGGATAGTACTGCCATGCCTTGTCCAACCTTTTTGACTGGAAGGCCATAGGAAAACAGGTTGGCAACAAGAGCAGCAGCGTTGTAAGGGTCATAGCCAATTTCTTTGACTTCATATATCTCCGCCTGTTGACGAATGTAGGACTCAATCTCGTTTAAGTCGGTGACGTTGCCGGGCGTGAGGTGCAGAATTCCAGATGTGACGGCCTGACTGAAAATTGACTTGTAGTGGTTCGGAATCAGCTCAATCGACTCCTCTGGCAAGAAGAACTTGAACTTGGCGTACAGGTCTTCCTCGTCATATCGGTGGAGCGTCACTACGGCATTCAAATCTCGACTGTGAGCCAAGTCGAAACCAATGAACGTGGCCTCTGGTTTGTCAACGGGCATTTCAGCCACGGACTCATCCCAATATCGACGGTCAACCCACGCAGCGTTGGAACTGACGTAGATGTTGAGCTGCTTACACAAGAATTCGTTGAGGGATGCAGGCTTGCTCTTGGCCTCGTCCGCCATGTGCTGAATGGCCTCGGTTGTGACAGACACACCAAGCATAGGGTTGGCCTTGCCCCATACGGCAGGGTCTGACCATTCATCGCCCGGGTCAACCGAGTACAGCAAGCCAAACCAGCGGAACGAGTCCTCCGCCGCGCCGCGCAGCACAGCCCGAAAGTGATTCAAGTCCTCATAGAACTTTGTCTCTTTGGTGAAGCTGGCGGTCGTCAGGTACATCCTTAAAGGATTCTTACGAGCAGCCATACCTGAGTGCAACACCTCAATTGAGCCGCGCTCGGTAATCTGAGCCGCCTCGTCAATCATCGCGCACGATGGGTTTTTGCCGTCACCAGTCTTACGGTTTTCACGCGACAGGGCGCGATAGGTGGACGTGGAGTCACCAGCCTTTTTCAGCTCACTTCGGAACGGAATAAATCGGCTTTGCAACTCAGGGGCCATGCTTTCCATGATGGCCTTGGACGAATCGAAGCAGATTGATGCCTGCTCACGGTTGGTCGCCAAGGTGAACACCTCGGGGCCAGCCTCGCCAAACAGCAGTTCATACAGGGCAATGATGGACGCAAGGGTTGTCTTTCCAGACTTGCGCGGCACGAACAGGATAACGTCCGTCACCCAACGATTGCTGTGGTCTTTCTTGTTTCGGAAGCCATACACAGCCGCAAGGAATAAAACCTGAAACCCCTCAAGCTCAATCGACTTGCCTGCGTCTGGCCCTTTGACATGGCGGCAGAACTTGGCAAACTTGAGGATGTGTTCAGCCTTGGCGGGGACAAACTCGTAGGGCGCGTCTTTGCGCTCAACCATGTCCAAGAAGCGTTGGCAGGCAATCTTGACATCTTCACACGCGAGCTGGTCGCCGCGAACTACGGCAGTGGCGTACTTAAACGCCGGTTCAAGCAGTGTTGAATAACTCATCTATGGCAGTGGGTGTGGATGTCTTTTTGGGGCGACCACGGGCCACAAGCGCAAGCTCGGCCAGTATCTTGATTGCCTTGTCGAGACATTCGGTTCTTATCTTGTAGTACGGAGAGGTGGCAGGGCCAGAGTTGTAATGCTCAATCATGCCTTGAGTCTGAATCACGCGCTCGGCATCAATCAAACTTTGCATAGTCATCACCAACATTCCCACAAGCGTTTCATCACTCGCGGTCAAAGCGCCCGTGGAACCTTCCACTTCGCTACGAATCTGAGTCTCAAAAGCAGTCGCATCCCAAGTCTCTGGGTCGCGGATGTAATTGATGATGTGTTTGGGCGCTTTTTTCATGGGAATTCCCTAAATTCTGTCAAAAGAAATCATCGAAAAATTGGATGCCATCGAAGCTAAACAAGCTGAGAGCATCGTGGCTGTTGAAGCCAAAATCCCTGCTGCCATCGAAGCTGTTAAAGCCGAAATGAGCGAAAT